GAATGGAAATTAGAATTAAAAGACAATGATGGATTAACGGATGCTGAAATTAATCGTTTAGATAGATTAATGGTGATGGATAAAATTGATGATAATATCATTTCAATTCATCCTAAGAAAGCATCTATTTTAATTGGTCATACTTTTGTTCTTACTGTTACTGATTTGGATGGTGAAAGCCGCTCTACCATGGATGTGGAGGTAATAGGATGAAAAGAGATATAGCCAATATAAAACGAGATTTGGATAATCGACATAATAACGACATCATTTATAAAAAAGATGAACTTATGAAAATATTTAATGAAGATCCAGATCTCAAAGAGGTATTAGGTGCTAAACAACCTAAACCTCTGAATAAATATAAGGATAAAGATAATCCTACAGAAGAAGAATTAAAGAAACGTCAGGAAATATTAGATTACAATGAAGCGATTAAGCATGACCAGATTGTGCCTTGGATTAAATTAAATGGGGTACAGAAGGAAGTACTTAATTTTATAATGTTTGATATATGGGATCAAACGGACAGATACGACCGTGGTGGTAAAGCTGTTAAGAATGAGCTTATCGAAGTATATTGTGTTGTTCATGAAGATGATATGGATACTGAGTATGGTATAGCACGCACTGACTTGCTTAGTTATATCGTTCGTGACCTGTTGTGTTGGACTAATGCATTAGGGAGACAACTTAGATGTTATGAAGATAAGCCCATGATTATTGATGCACAATATTATATCCGTAGAATGAGATTCTTTATGAAAGCGCCCAATGTCGTTAATGGGCATATGGGCACGAATAATATTTACGATGACTTCAGTCAATTCTAATATTACTCAACTTCAGTTGTTCTACGGAGATGATTTTAAAGTGAATGATTTCATTACTATTCATCAGCCCACTATTGGAGATATTTTAGAGTACGATAAACAATATAGTGAATCCAGTTTCTGGACGATGTTGAATGTATTTACAGCTAATCCTACTAGTTACAGGCTTTTTCTTTGGAAAGATATGAATATTGATTGGACTTTTTTAAATGATTATCAGTTGTTTATGATTCTTTACAGGACTTTGAGTATAGAGCAGACCCGACTGATTTTTGGAGACTTGGATTTTTCTAAGTTTGAAATTTATACTCTGCCTGAAGAAAATTGGACAAATATTGATGAGAAGGGAATTACAGATATTATCAAAGTCTTGCGGAATTCGACCCTCTATAATCCTGAAAATGATTTCGAGTTAGATGAAGATAGTTATAATGTGATTGTTTACTATTTAAGAAGTACTTTCAATATGTTTCCCAAAATAGAAAAAGCCAAAGATCGCACTACTAAAGAATGGATGATTGAAGAAGAAGAAATGAAATTAAATGCTAGAAAAAATGAAGATAAAAGTTCTACATCTTATCTTCTGCCACTTATATCTGGATGCCTGAATCATCCCGGTTTCAAATATAACAAACAAGAATTAAAACAGGTCGGATATTATGAATTTATGGATAGTGTACAAAGGTTACAGATTATTGAATCGACAAGTGCACTTTTACATGGCTCATATTCTGGCTTTGCTGATGTTTCTAAAGTAGATAAAGAGCAATTCAATTTCATGCGTGAAATTAAACACGAATATGATCGAGGAATTGCAAAAGATAAAAAATAAATATTATAAGAAAGGAAGGTAATTACTATGGCTTTTAAACTTGGTGATTTAATTATCGATAGAATTTCCATGGGCTATGCCGAAAAGTTTGATGGTACGCCTCTTTATGTTCTGACCCAGCTTTCTGAGGCTTCTATTGAAATCTCTGCTGAGTCTCGTGATGCTGTTGACAAAGACGGTACACTGATTAAGCGTTTCTGGAACGCAAAGACTGGTGAGTTTACCGCAACTAATGCTATGCTTAACCTGAACGTTATGGCTGCTCAGTCTGGTAATGAAGCTAATATTGCTACCGCTGATAATGTCATTGTTATGCCTAAGATTATCACAGTTAAGGCTGGCACTACTGTTGATCTGAATGGTTTTATCGCTGGTAATCGTATTACTGTTAATGCTCTGGGCACTAACGGTGCTATGGGTAAAGCTTATACTCAGGGTACTGCCGCTTCTGCAACTGAATTTGGTCTGGCAGGTACTAAGCTGACTGCTCCTACAGATACTGCTGAGTCTCAGTATGTTGTTAAATTTGATAGGAACGTTACAGAAGGTGTTGATATCCTTAACTCCGCTGATAAGTTCCCGGCAACTGTTCGTCTGACTCTGAAAGGTCTGTGCGTTGATCCCTGTGAGGCAGATACGCTCCGCGCTAAAAGTAAAATTAATTATTTAAAAATTGCGTAATTAATAAATGGCGATTATAGAGTAATCTATATACACTTGCGTATCTATAAAAAATAATAAGTGTCGATAACAGCTATATCAGGGGAAGCCCAGAGATGGGTAATCCTGAGGAAAGACTTGATATTATTGTCAAGAATCCGCAACGACTACAGGATAAGATAAGCAATTATTTTATTGAAGCTGTTGCCCACAAGATTAATGTGGGATGATATATAGTCTGAACTCACGCTATAATCGAAATAAGAAACGTGAGAGGTAGGTAGAAACACCTACCCGCTATAGAAATATAGTTAGTACCCATTAAGCACTGGGGAAAGTAACAGTTTGGTTTACATCGTGCTTCCGTCCTTCCAGCCTAGCCCTGAGACCACTATCGCTCTGAGTTCTGATAACGCAACTCTGGACTTCAATGGTAGTCTTCAGACTGACTACTGCTCTACTGACAAATCTCTGTATCATGTTTACTATGCTACAGCTGATACTGAGCAGTAAGAAACAGATTTTAATTAAATTTGTTAAATGGCAGAGTGGGTGTCACAGCCCACTCTGTTTTTTATTTGTTTTAGTAACTATTATTACAATTTAAATGTAAAGGAGAAAAACATGGGAAAATTTGATAGAACCTGTGTTGTCTGTGGGAAACATTATGAGTATTGCACAAACTGTGACCGATTCCTCAATTATCCCACGTTTATGACAATGTATTGTAGTAAGGAATGTGTAGATCTCTTTGATATCCTTTCCTCTTTTGAAGCAGGACAAACCTCTAAAGAAGATGCCCAAAAAGTGCTTCAGGGAATGGATCAAAATAAAATGAAAATGCTTAAAAACTCTATGGCTAATTCTTACAAAAAGATTATGGCTGAAGAAGCTAAACCTGTAGAAGTCGAAGAGAAAGAATCTGAACCTGTTAAGCCAGAGGTTGAAAAGCAAATCGCTGGAGAGACAGTAAAGAAAGCGGTCTATAATGTTACCCGTGAATCAGGTAAGAACGTACCCCGTTCGATCGCTTACAAAAAGCATTAATTATTTTTGAATGAACAGTGATTATTTTTATACTTTAACAAATACTACCCCCTAATTTTGGGCGGTAGTCATATTGATAAGGGCATAGCTTACGCTGTTCAGGCGAGGTTATGCCCTTTTTTTGTGCAAGAAAGGATTGGTTAAAGACATATGGTCAATCATGATTTAGTAAATTCAAATTTGCATCCACGTCCATATCGTCCTGAAGAAGTTGTACGAATTGTTAATAGTAAACAATTTAAATTATATATTGCTAATGGTATTTATCCAATTGATATATATACAGGGATGGACAGGAAAACAGGTAATACAATTTTGGTAATGATTTTCTTAAAAGAAGAAACTAAAGAAGCATATAATCTTTGGTGTCGTTATGAACTTGAAGAAGATACTATTTGATAGGGGGTATATTATGACGAAGAAAAAATCTACTACTCTCCTATCTCTTGATACTAGTACTACATCTACAGGATGGGCTATTTTTAAAGACGGTGTATATCAGGAATCGGGTGTAATTGACAATTTTAAAAAAGAAAAGAATGGTTATAAACGTCTCGAATTAATGGTCAAAGAATTGTTGTCAGATATTGAACAATTAAAACCAGATATTATTGTTATAGAAAAAGACGTTGTTTTTGGAAATATGAAAGTCATAGATATGCTAATGAAAATTATCGGAGCGGTCTATGGTTTTTGTTTAAATAATGGAATTGTATATTATGAATTTGCGCCTAGTGAATGGCGTAAGTATGTGAAGCTGCAAGTGTTTGGTAGGAAACGGATAGAATTTAAACAAGCTTCAATTAAATATGTTAGAGACAATTTCAATAAGGAAGTAAATGATGACGAAGCTGACGCCATTTGTGTGGGTGTAGCATATTGTAAGAAATTTAATTAAGGAAGAAAAGGAGAATTAATTATGGCTAAAAATACAAACCAAAATCAACAGGCAGATGTTAGAACACATTTTATGGATGCCGAAAAAGATAGAGTTAAATTTGTGACAGTAAAGGAATTTGTTAAGTCACTTAAAAACAGATCTTCAGACGATGCTAGACGTGTATATCTGGAAGGGACGCTTGCTGTAAAAGACTATGAACGTTATGAAGTGATATGTACTATTTGTGATCAGATTATTGCGTCTAGTTATTTTACGGCTGATGGACAGTTTAAAGTTGATTCATGTAAAAAATATTTATTGTATGTAAGCGCCCTGCTTAATACATATACAAATATTAAGTTCGATGAAAAGGACGCATTGGGTGATTTTAATTTATTACAGAGATATGGTCTTGTAGATGTAATTATTAATTATATTCCTGAAGCGCAAGTGGCTATGTTTGATAGCGTACTTAATATGAAGAGCAATGATATCATGACGAATTATTATGAGCCGCATGCTTTTGTCAGGGAACAGGTAATAAAGTTTGCTCCGCTTATTCATGGATGGATTGAAAGTTTCCTTGGGGCTGTAGAGGGAGTTGTAAATGAAATTGACATGGATAAGGTGAAGGAGATTGTGAAGAAGGAGTGATGAGCAATACATGAAGACATCCATGACAATAAAAATTAATGGAAAATTGGAAGAATCATTTGAACAAGCCTTATATAACGATTTAGAAAAATTTGGAGAGATTTTTTGCTCAACTGTGGTAGAAAAGGCTGCCCCTAAAATAAAACAATTCGCAGATAGAGAAATGGCAGGATATTATGCAGAGTATCATCCAGAATTTTATGATAGAACTGGTCAAATGAAAGACAAATCTTTTACACAGTTTGTAACCAAAGGTATGCCGTATGAAGGTGGTATTGAAATAAATTCTGGCAATACTCATCATCATGGAGGTTTTTATCCAGAATGGGGGAGTCCTGAACCGGGTATATCTGAAGAGCAAATTTATACTAGTGTGTGGGATTTAGGTTTGCATGGTAGAAAAGGAGCAAACCATTATACTAATACTTATCATATTTTTGACGAAAACGGCAAAGATAAATTTGAATTGAAAACGTTAGGCGAAAAACGCCATATACAAGGTATGCCCCATAGGTTAGACCGTTTAGTAAGAAAAGTCTGGGGCAGTGAATTTCAAAATCAAATGATTCAAATTGGTTTAGACAAAGCGTCTAAACAAAGATATTCAGTCTTAAAATTTATCTAATTTAATAAATAAAGGAGGTGTAATATTATGGCTGATAAAGGATCTTCAACTGCCAAAATTAGTTTAGTAGCTAATTTTGAGCAAAACAATATAAAAGCAATGGGGAAGCAGTTAAGTGATGGCATAAAAACATCTCTTAAAGATATTAAACTAGATACTGTTTTTGATGATGCAGATATATTAGGTGGCGTTAAAAAAGAAATTGAGTCAATTGATGGCTTATTAAAAAATAGAACATTAAATCGATTAGATTTTAGCAGCATGATTCCTCCATTGGCTCAAGCGCTTGAAGACAATAGTTTAAGCGAACAAATCAGGTTACAAATCATTCAGGGGTTTAGAGAAGGACTTGAAAGTGGCAGAACTTTTTTGCAAGGTATGCCTAGTGGTATGACGGGAGACGAAATTAAGGCGCAATTTCGTCAATCCGCAATTATGTCTGATGCTATTGACTCAATGCCCGGATTAAATAAGTCTACTTTTAAAAAAATGTGGAAAGAGATAACTCCGCAAGACATACGCCAAGCAATGGCTACGATGGATACTTATGATAATGAAGAAGATTTACGTAAGTATATGGATTATCTTACAGATGCTGAAACGGCTATTCAAACCATTTTAGATAACATCGGTTATGAAACAAAGGGAAGTTCTCAAAAAACCGCAATGGCATATGGTAGGCTCCAATATTTAGCGGAAGAAGATGGTAGCGGAAAAATTCGTAAAATATTGGAAAGATTGAATAATTCTGTAGTAGGCCCTTCTAAACATACATACAAAGATGAGAATGGCAAAATAAAAAGCAGAGAAGATAGAGGCTATGTTGGGAAACAAATTAAAGATGTTATTCAACAAATGCAAATAGATGATGAAGGTTTGAGTGACCTGATAGAAGACGTACAACTAATTTCTAGTATAAGAGATGATTATTTTAGTAGGATTTCTGAAAGTGATGCTACTATAGAAAATCTCCTCTCAAAAACTCTTCAGCGTGGATATAAAAATGGTTCATTACAAAAGATGGAACCATTATATACTGGCAATTATAAGACTCCCGCACATATTACTCTGTCTGATTTAATTGAAGCTAGTAATAGAGAAACAAATACGGGTGGTGGTGAAGGTGCCGAGAATGCAGCCGAGCGTGCCGAGAATGCAGCCGAGCGTGCCGAGAATGCAAGTGAAGAGGCTCGTGCCGCTGCTGAAGATATGAAAGGAACTGCTGAAGAAGGAGCTGCGGAGGCTTCGGGCACGTCAAAAAAGTCTAAGAAGAAACCTTCTACTCAAACATCAGCCGAGCCAGCTGAACAAATTGCAGATGATGCAGAAGCAGATGCTGAAAATGCAGAACATGTAGCGGATGCACTTGATGATAAAAAAGCACGTCTTGAAAGCACTATAGCAGAATTAGAAAATAAAAATAAAGAATTACAAGAATTAAATGATAAGTATCAAAAAGCAATTTCTGATACTTTTGGAGATGTTAAGACTCCTGAGGAAGCACTTGCGCTATTTAAAAAAAAAGCTACTCAATTACAACAAGCAGACAAAGATTTTGCAGATATTATCCCTCAAAGAAATTTTACCGATCCTTCTAATTCTGAGGAGATAGCGATATTAGAGGAGTATGAAAAGCGATTAGCCGCTTTACAACAAGCCTTAGTTGAATATCAAAAAGCGGGTGAAACCGCAATAGATAAGGGAGTAAATCCAGCTGATATTCGTGCAAATCAGGTTGATGAAGAACGACTTCAATTAAATTTTGCTGATAGTACGATTGATGGATATATTAAAGGACTACAAAAAGCAATTGAAGATAATAAGAAGAAAATTAGTGAATATGAAAATTTATTAAAAACATATAGAGGACAGTTAGAAGAATTTTCAAGGCAAGGTTCTTCAGAACAATTACAATCAGATACAAAGCCAAATGGAGGACGACAAGCACAATCTCGTCCAGCAGTAGATACTGCACGAGAAGAGACGGGAGAAATTCGAAAGTCTCGTGAGGAATTACAGGCTGAACGTAAGAAACTGGAAGCAGAAATTCAAAATAGCACTCAGCTTATGAGTGGTGTTGAAGGACAAATAGCGAATATTGATACAAAAATTGTTCAAGTACAAGAAAGTCACCAACATAACGAAACTAAGATTAGCCAGTTAACAGAAAAGAAAGAACAAATTGAGTCTCAAATACAGCAAACAAAAGATGAATTAAAAACAATAAAAGAAAGATTACAGGATGCAGTAGATGCGAAGCAAGCTGCGGAAGAAGAAATTAGGGCTTTAGAAGAAAAATTATTAAATGCTGATGGATCTGATATTTTGTTTTCCGAGTTCGCTGAAGATGAAGATCAATATAAACAATTAAGAACAGAGAAAAGATCAACAGATTTAGATTTAGAGATATCTCGTGAAATATTGGAACAAGATTTGCAGGAACAAAAAGAAATAGAAGATATTCTTAACAATAGTTATTCAACTAATACTTTACAAGAAGCTTATAAACAAGCAATGGCAAGAAAAAAAGAGTATCTTCAAGCGCAAAAAACATATGAAGAATCTCCTAGCCCGACTGAGTCTTTTGAAATTAATGATATTGGTTCAACTGAATACATGGCAGCAATAGTCAAACGACAAAAGCTGAACACAGAAGTCAATAAAGCATGGATGGCATATTATAAAGCATATCAAGAATTTGAATCTCACGGACAAAATAATTCTAGTAGAAAAAATGCTATGCAAGAACGTTTGTTATCAGGAATTGACGGCAAAGATTTACCCGTATATACTTCCATAATGGCAGAAGATGTTCCAGATGAATTAAAAGCTACATTACAAAAGTTAAGGGAACAAATAAAAGACAGGACAAAAGAAGTAGAAGAAACTCAGAAGAGAGCTGATGAACTCCAACAGCAATTAGAAGAACTAGCCTCGCATCTTGTTACTACTGATCAAGTTTCTAAACAGTTAGAACAAAAAAAACAAGAACAACAAAAATTTGAGCAAGAAGAAGCTAATTGGACTGCTCAACAAGACACTAAGCAAGCGGAATTAGACAATTTAAATGAACGGCTTAATGGGACAAGAGGTGTTACAAATTATCTTAAAGCAGTTCAAGATGGACAACAACATAATCAGGAAGAACTTACTCAACTCCAACAACAACGTGCTGAACAGCAACGCATATATGATGAAGCAAAAGCAATTCAAGAAGAAAAACAACAACAATTAGCTGAAATAGATAGAATGATCACTGAAGCTGAGAGTAGAGAACAACAGCCTCCTGCTACAACTCCCGCGACCACTCAAGAAAAGCCATCTGCCCCTGTTTCAAGTGGGCAAGCTGGGGAAGAGAGTCCTGTTGTACAAAATTTAGAGCAACAAATTAAAGAAGTAGAAACCACTATTAAAACAGCGGAAATCAAACAAAAAGAATTATTAGCAAAAAAAGAAGAATTAAATAAATTATTAGGAGAATATGGAAAAGAAGCAAACAATATATTCTATCTTACAGATAATACAGAAGAAACTTCACAATATTGGGAACAGGCGGGTTCTTCAACTAAAGATCCAGCTACTGGAGCCGCTAGACAATTAAGAGAAAAAGGTCAAATATTTAAAGACACTATTGATGCTATAAAAGAACAAAAGCAATTATTGAATACTTTAGATAAAGAATCTGACGAGTATCAACAAGCAGAGCAGAAATTACAACAATTAGAAGACAAAAAATCTCGTGATTGGCTTGCTTTTTATCGAGCGCATGAAGAGTTGAATTATTGGGTTGATAAAGACGGGGAGACAAACTTCCCCACAAGGGCGCAACAAACTTTAAATAAATGGACACCTGAAAGAATGGGGCTTGAAAATTTAGGGTTCTCTCAAGAAAATCTTGATAAAATGATTGCTGATGTTAAAGGGCAAGCAGAGCGTTTGGCTCAAATGCGTGCTGATGTTGCGGCCTATCAAGAACAATATAATCAATTACAAGAACAAATAAATACTTTAAACACAAAACGAGATAATTTAATAGCAGAATCTCAAACATCTAAACCTGCGGAAACTAAACCCGCACAAGGTACAAGTGCTGAAACTCCTCTCTCCTCTTCTGGCGCAGAAACTGCAAGTGGTGTTCAAGAAGAAGGTAACGAAGCAGGTGACGCGGCTGAAAAAATGCAAGCATTAGCACAAGCTAAGAAAGAAGCACTTGAAGCAAATCAAAAATTAGCTGAGTCTGCTAATACGACCCAAAAGGCAATTCAAAACGAGAGTGATACAGGAAATTTTGATGAACTTATCGCTAAATTAGTCGAAGTCGCTAAATTGCTTGCTCGACTTCCTCAATCATTTGAAGGATTTAAAGGTTTTGATTTAGAACCGTTAAAAACTTTATCTGAAGCAATTCAACAACTTCCTAAAGAAGGATTAAATATTTCATTAGGTGATAGCTTTAATAATCTTGCGAATAGCATTGATAAGGTGTTAAATAAAGTTCAAGAATTGACATCTGAGGCTAAAATTGCAGAAATTGAAGGAAATATCACTCAAAAATATGATGAGCAAATTAAACAGTTAAAAGCGGATGCGGAAGAAGCTAAACGTGTTATTGAAGAATTGAAGCGAACAAAACAGGATGTTGTTAGGGATGAGTATGATCCCAGATTAGATTCGTCAAGTGAGCAATATGCGCCTAAAGAAGTTGGCCGTGAAATTGCGGCTAGAGCCAAAAGGAATCCCGATACTGATGTAGATGCTCTTATTAAAGAATATGGGAATCTTAAACGAGCACAAGAAAAACTTTTCACTATTGATAGTGCTGATGAGTATAGTGCCGCTTTAGAAAGACGTGAAGAGATTTTACAAAGAATCCTTGAATTAGAGCAAAAAATAGCTTTAAGTGATGTAGGACAAGCACAAATAGATAATTTATTAATGGGCTATGGAGAGGATGCATCGCCTAGTTTTTCAGCATTAGATGCTGCACGCAATGCTGCACAAAAATCTTCTGTTGGACGATTATCCAAAAATTATACTGATCAACAAAAAGCTGAACTTAAAACAATGTCTGATTCTTTAAGTTCTATTAATATCATTCCTAAAGATGTTCAATCAAATTGGAGTAAAAAACGAAGAGAAGAATATAATCAGATTGCCGAAGGTGCTCAAACCGCATCTCAAGCCATCGAAACTTTAAATGCAAACTTAGCCGCTATGGAAGCGAATGGCGCTAATCCCACTGTATTAAAAACATTTTTACAACTTAAAGAGTCCACTGCTCAGATGATTAAAGATACACAGGATAAAAACAATGTGTTCGGTGAAAGTGTTGAAGCCGCTAGTACGAAACTTTTAGATAGGTTGTCTAATGTTGAAACAAGATTACAAGTTATTAAGCGTGATAGTGGTAAACTTATTAATGTTGATCCTGCTTTAGCTGGCGCTTTAGAAACCATTGAAAAGCACCTTAATAAAATACAGGATTTAAAGAACACGGTATCCAACGATCCGTTACAAGCTATTAATCCTCAATTTACTAGATCTGCCAATAGTTATCTTGCTCAAATGGAGGGTAAGGGTAAAAGTAAAAGTGTTGTGGAAGGATTAGAACAAGTATCTGATCGTTCTCAAACTAACTTTAGTAGAATGACTACTAACTATGGTAAGTATGCTTCTGCTTTAAAAAAATTATTTGACGATATATCTAAGGGCGCTGATGCTTCTTTAACAAATTTAGAGGAAGATCTCGGTCGTGTTGATGAGTTAGCAACAAGACTTACTGGTTCTACTGGTTTAGAGCGGAATAGTTTATTAACTGGGGAGCTTAATTCAAAAGCTGCACCAAAGGTTGTCGATGCTCAAACCGAGGCTGCAAGTAAAGCGTTCATAGCTTATGAAAGCATGCTTACAAAAATAGAATCCAGAGCTGAATCAGCACAGTCTAAAATCAATAATATTTTTGGCACAGACGGAATTACAGAAGGATTAAAGTCTAATTTTGTTGAAGGGATGGCTAAAGGTTTTGATGATTTTGTTAATAGCGCAAATCAGGCTGGCACAGCGTTGCAACACTTACAAGAAATTCAAAACAATATTAGAGATGACAAAACATGGCTCACGCAAAAAGAAAATATTATAGATTACCAGCAAACAATGGACACTTTAGAAAATTCACTAAAAAAAGTAACAGAGAATGCTGGCAATTTTAAAATTGTTGATGACCTTGATGTACAAAAATTACGCGCTTCTACAACACAGTTTATTAAAGATAATCCCGCCTTATCCGGCTCTGATATAAGCCAGTTTAAGGGGTATATTGATCAATTACAAGGGAAAATTAATAGTGTTGATTTTAAAAATATAGAAGATGGCATTCAAAGAGTGAAACAGAGTGCAATTGAAGCTGGGCGAACGGGCGACACTTTTATGTCCATGCTCACTCAGCGTTTTAAATCCTTAGGCGCTTATCTCCTGTCCTTCGTTTCGTTTTATGAGGTGATTGGTGTTTTTAAGGAAGGGATTGGGATTATCCATGAACTTGATGATGCATTAACAGAGATGCAAAAAGTTTCAGATGAAAGTCTAAGTAGTTTAAGAGAATATCAAAAGAGTACATTTGATACAGCGAATAATATTGGCACAACGGCTGCACAATTACAAACGAGTACCGCCGACTGGATGCGTCTTGGTGAAGATTTACAGGAAGCTTCTCAATCAGCACAAACTGCAAATGTACTGTTTAATGTCTCTGAATTTGACAATATTGATGACGCAACAACTGCATTGGTTGCTATGAGCGCCGCTTATGCTGATGCTGAAAAAAATATCGATAAGATGGACATAGTTGATAGACTTAATCTTATTGGTAATAATTACGCTATCGCAACTGATGAATTAGCTACTGCACTTCAAGATGGTGCGGCAACATTACAAACTGCTGGTAAACAACATTGCCAGAATTTATAGAAATATAAATTAAAAATCTTATCTAATTGCTGGGAAATCTTTAGAGATCAATAGCTACAACATAAGGATGAAATAAACCTAAGTGTGAATGCTTAAAAATATTGATATTAGATAATCAGCAACGAAGCCTCGAATAGAGGAACGTTCAACGACTATCCCTTTGGTCAATTAAGACAATAGGAGTACGGCTCAATCGCAAATGGAGTGGGTGAAAATCCCTTAAATGGAAATGGTAAGCATCTGACCAGATAATGCTGAAGATGAAGATATAGTCTAAACTTTATGGAGACATAAAGAATAACCAATAAATATATCTCAAACTGATAAAGTAGAGGTGAGATATAAATGTTAAAAATATGCGAATACTGTGGAAGAGAATTTGAAGCTATTAATTCTAAATCCAAATTTTGCAGTAGAGAATGTAATCATAAAAATATGACAACCAAAATTGAATGTATTTGTGATACTTGTGGTGCGAAGGTAATGCGCAAACCTTCGGACTTACAAGGAAAGAAAAATATATTCTGTTCTAAAGAATGTCATAAGGAATATGTTTATGAAATAATTATATGTAAAAAATGTGGAAAAGAATTTAAAGCTAGGAAATCACTCCATAAGAAATATTGTAGTAACGATTGTAAAAACGCTTGTTTTGGTAAAAATCAGAAAACAAATCGTGAAAATATTGTTTGTAAATATTGTGGTAAGGAATTTGAATCTCAAATTTCTAGTGAACGAATATATTGTAGTGAGAATTGTTTTCGAAATGCTCAAAAAGCAGGTGTTATTAAAATAAGATCTGATGCTAAAAATAGAATTCAAGGCAAACATCATTTTTATAATAGTAAAGAAGATTGGGATCAAAATATAGAATTATTAGAAGAATATATAACAATGAATACTAAAATTAAATGCAGATGTAAAAAACACAGCAAAGAATTTTTAATAGCCCCTATAAAACTGATGAGTGGTCAGACAGGATGTATTAGTTGTATTGCAATAAAATCAAGGGGTGAAGATAGAATCAAATCATATCTAGATTCCATAAAATGTGAATATGATCCACAACATATTTTTGAAGATTGTAAAAATATTAATTGTCTTCCTTTTGATTTTTATATACCTAAATTAAATATTGCAATCGAATATGATGGAGAACATCATTATAGACCTTGGAAGCACTCTAAACATCAGACAGATGAAGAAGCAATAGAAGAATTCCAAGATATCAAAAAAAGAGATAATATAAAAACTATATATTGTAAAAATAATAATATAAAATTAATTCGAATTCCATATTTTGATTATGATAATATAGAAAAAATTTTATCGACAGAGTTAGTAAGTTGATAATATATATTTATTGGTTATTTAGAGGTAGTTGCGATACCTCTATAATATTTATTGAATGATTTAGATGAAGCTATAGCCCTCACAACGGCGGGCAATCTCATAACTCAGGACGCAAGTAAGACGGGTAAATAATTTGCCCTTAGATAACTATATCGGTTAAAAGCTGGGGACAGTTAAGACCGAGGTAACTCATAATAAAATGAGGTACCGTAGAGACTGCGGGGTATTATAGGTAACTATAATGCTGAAGTTGTCCGTTATTTTAATAACGTAATATACAGTCCGATCTCACGATATAATCTAATTAATGAAACGTGAGACATAGCCAGAAATGACTATGCGCCATATTTATATGGTCAGTAAGCGAAAGCTGAAAGTAACAGAATGAAAGGTGTTCGTACCATTGCCCTTCGTTTAACAGGTACTAAAGAAGCGGCAGAAGAATTGGAAGAAATGGGCGAAGATACATCTGACATGATAGTATCTCAATCCAAAATGCGTGAACTGATCATGAATGCTACAAAGGTAGCTTCAAATAATTACAAAGGATTTGATATTCAAGATGAGTTAGGTCGCTACAAATCAACATATGAAATCATGCTGGGTCTCTCCCAAATCTGGGACGAAATCCGTCAAGCAGACCTTAAATCTGGTGATAACCGTCAGAACTTATTGCTTGAATCAATTGCAGGAAAGAACCGCGCATCTATTGCCGCCTCAATCCTTCAGAATCCACAAACACTTCAATCTGTATATGAAGATTCTTCTACCAAGGCGGCAGGATCGGCATTAGAGGAAAACCAGAAGCGTTTAGATAGTATATCGGGGCATTTGTCACGCCTAACCAATGCTTGGCAAGAACTTTGGGCTAATGCCGCTAACCGTGACGTCATCAACATGTTCATTGACTTAGGTACTACTATTCTTAACGTCATAAACGAGGTTGGTGGACTCCAATCTGCTTTTGCTCTTCTTTATGGTGGAACAATTATTAAAGGTCTCATGACCGCAGATAGTTGGCTTGTTAAATTCGTTAGTCGATTAGACGAAGCGAAAGCAACTAGTAAGTCTTTAGGTGATGTTTTCAGAACAATTTTCGATAGTAACAAATCTGACGATGAAAATAAATCAATCTTTAAAGGCTGGGCGCAAATTCAAAATCAAAGAGAAAATCGAGCGAAAGCTAAAGAAAACCCTGAAATACAAGCATTGAAAGAACAAAAAGAAGCCCAACAAGAAATGAACGATGTTCTAGAAGAGGGCAATGCTTTAAAAGAAGAAAGTATATCTGTTTCTGGAGAGAAAGCGGTTGCCGAAGCTGCTGAAACTACAGCTGAAAATGCTAACAATTCAGCGCATATAGAAGGTGCCGTTGGTGAAACTACTGATTCTGTCGCAACTGCAGATAATACAAAAAAGACAGAGGAAAACACACTAGCTACTATTGCAAATAAAGAAGCGGAAGATGCTCAAACTGGCTCGAAACTGTCTGGTGGTATGAGCCAAGGTCTTGATGGGGTCGCAACTGGTGCGGGTAGCGCTGGTACTGCTGCGGGCGCAACTGGATTAGCTGGACTAGCCTCAAGTCCCCTGTTCTGGCTTGTAGCAATTCCTGCGGCTATTACCATTATAAACGGATTATTTAATTATCTCGATCAACAACAACAAGATCACATTGATAAAGCACATGAATTAACTAATACTTGGAATGAGAATAAGGACTCTCTCAATAACTATACACAACAATATCAAGATTTACATAAACAATTAGAAAATACTAATTTATCCGAAGAAGAACAAGCGAATATTAAAAAACAATTATATGATTTGCAAAAACAAATAACTGATGAATACGGACATTCTGCCGATGGGGTTAATCTTGTTAATGGAAAATTAGATGAGCAATTAGACAAGCTTCGTAATATTAAAGCCGAAGAAGCACGTTCTAATCTTGCGCACAATGCTGGCGACTATGAAAATGCAGAAAAACAACTTACCAAAGACAGACAAGTATATAATATGTCTTCAGGCGGTTTTTTGTCGGATAAAGACATAGAATCTTTAACAAAAGATTTAATAGGCAATTGGGGAAAATATGATTATGCTGGTGAAATTGGTATTCGTTTTACAGGTAATGCATTAGAAGCCGAAGAGTCTATGGACGTATTGTATAATCGTCTTTTGGAATTAAAAGAAGAAATGGGCGAGGATTGGGACGGCAGTGGTTTTGAAGGATTAATGAATTCATTAACCGCTTCCATCCAAGAGAACGATGAAATAATTTCTAAATACAAAGACGATTACAACTCTTTTCTTGAACAAAGCATTTTTGCTAAGGATGGCACATTTGGTGAAGATAACCTTTCCGCTGGCGAAGTCCTTGTTGAGGCACAAGAGGCAGTAAATAATTATAATGCTGCACTAGTTTCTGGCGATACTTCTCAAATCGAAAAGACCAAAACTGCCTTTGACAAAGTAAAAGAGGCTGCCAATGAAGTGGTCGATGCAATGGGCGATCAAAAATTTAATCGTCCATTTGAAGATATTTTTGATAAAGTTGATCAAACTCAGATAGAAGCCTATAATATCAAAAAGAAATTCGATAATTCTAATGTAAAGAATGCTGTTGAGTCCGTTTTAGGTACTCCAAAAGAAAATAAAAAATCAGCTAAGGAAATTCCTAACGCACTTCGTGACGCTGCTGAAAATCTTCTTAATGAGCAACGTAAAGCATATGAATGGGGAATGAAAGGTTTCGGAGTTGAACCGTTACAAGGATTATATCCAACTGCCCAATTCGGCAACGTTAATATGAATGAACGTCCCGAAATAAAGTGGGATAAAAAAACCAAGAAACAATATGCAGATGCATTAAAATCTTGGGACTATAATCCCGAAAAGGGCAGTATAGATACTGTATTTGGAACATCGGAAAAATTTAATAATATTGACATAGCCTTTACTCCTATTATGAAAAATTCTAAAAACGGGAAGGGCGAATTTTTAGATGCTGATACTGTTCATGACTACATACAAAATATTATAAACGAAGCTACAGATAAAACAACAGGGAAAATTGATCTTGGCCAAATACTTGAACTTGACAAGCCTGAAAAAGGGGGCAAAGGCATCATAGCGGCTGTTAATGATATTGGAGATTATACCGCTAATGCAGTTGGTAAAATGATGCATTTTTCAGGCAAAAAAGGCGCTATCTACTTAGGAATGGAACAATTGTCTAAAGCCGCTAAAGAGGCTGGTCTTGATGTAAACAATGTAATGGAAGCTTTACAAAAGACTGGTAGTGTAGATGCTTTAAGTGGATTGTTTGACGATTTTAAATATGATGTTACAGATATTGAAGGATATTTAAGTAACTTATCTAATCTTCCCCCTGAAGTAGCAAGTGATATTCAAACAATAGCTGATGCATTTGGCATTACCGCAGAGTCTTCGCAAGAGTCAATCAATGCCGTTGCAGAATTGTTGGGTAGTTTAGGTTATATAGCTACCACTTCTCTAGATGAGGCGGGCGAGTCATTTGATAAATTCGCCCAAAAAGCTTCTGGATGGATCGAAGAAACTTCTAACTTATCTTCTACCCTTTCTAAGGGACAAGGATTCTTGACATTTACTAAGACGCAGGATGATCAAGGGCATGAGATAGCGAGTGAAGTAAAAGCAATTGCTGACGCTTATAAAGATTTGCCCAATTATGATTATGCTTCTTTATTTGAAGAAACAGCGGGCGGCATTATGGTTAATGCCGATGCATTAAGAGCATTGCAATCTCAAGAAGAATCAATGCGTCATGCAGAATTTTATGAGAAGCGTCAAGAATTAATGGAGAAATTCACAGCTTCTTCTGGGGCAGTTGCTGATGCATACAGAGAAGAAATTGAACAATTAGATATGCTATGGTCAGCTTATAGTGGAGCTACATCAGCTTTAAACAAATATCAAAATGGTCACGGAAGCGCAGATTATAGTACTAATTATAAATTGTTTAGAGATCAAATCTTTAAAGAGGGCGATGCCTATCTTGAAAGCGGTGAAACTGGTGAAGAAGGATTTAGGCGTATTGCTCAGTTATTCTCCTATAAAGATTTAGCATTAGCGTCAGTTAAGGAAGTAGAAGCGGCTTATGAACAAGGCGCTGACACAATGCAAAAATTCTTTACAGAAGATCCTACACAGGGAGCTAATTTATGGATTGATGAAATAATGTCTTGGCCTGAAGAGTATGCTGAAATTTCCACAAATGCAGCTGGCGAAACTGTCATGACAATGACTGATAAAAATCTTGATGCTGTTGCAGAACATTATGGCGTATCTAAGGATTTAATTCTTTCTTTAATGAATGAATTAAATGCTACTGGTTCTAGAGTTCATTTCTTCACCGATGGTCAAATGCAACAGTTAGATAAAGTAACCGAACAGGCTGAAGCGGCAAAACAAAGATTAATTGATTTAAAAAAGACAGGCACTGATCCAGCACTCGCGCATGCAAATCTTTTTGATTTTGATGTAGCGACTTTAAGCGCTGAAGAATTAGAATCTAAAATTAAAGAAATCCAAGATTTAAAGGCTAATCCTGATATTAGTACTGAAACTGCTAGTGCCCTAGATGATTTATTGCAATCAATGATTGAGCGCTTAGATATCATAAATGGTAAACATGTTGAACCTGATATGGAAATTAACGTTGATACTTTAGATTACGCTAAAGAAATAACAGGTGATCTTAACGAAAGACTAGATTCAATTAAAGAAAACAGTAAATTAGGATTTGATATTTCGATTAAAGATGATCAAAAAATACAAGAGTTTGCCCAACAATTTTCTCAGTTGCCTGAAAAAATACAAATGGCATATGATTTTACACCGACTAATGACCCCGAAGAGATTATTAAGCAAATTGAAAACAAATATGCTAATGGAGTTGAGATAAAAATATCTCCTGTTTTAGACAACTCTCATATTCAGGGTTATTATCAAGATGGGCATGCCCCTATTGGCGCAGATCTCATTACTGTTGGTGTCGGTGTCGATCCTGCAAGTATCGAAGGTGCGAAACAACAGGCCGAAGAGGGAATTAGTCAGGCTCAACCTGAAATGAATATTCATGGTGAGGTAACAGGAGAAGATAAACCATTAATACAACAAATGGCTGAAGGAGCTTTGTCTGCACTGTCAGGTCTGTTTACGGTTACGGCAGAGGCAAGTGAAGTTGAAGAAGTTAAAGAGGAAGCCGAGCAACCCATAGAAACCAATGTTCATTTTAAACCAGAGAACTCTGTTCAAGATGCGGCTAATCAAGCAGGTGCTCAACAAGGCGTTCAAACTACAAATCACGAAACTACTATTAAAGATGAGCAAATAAATACCACGGTTACTTCTGACACTTCGCAGGTAGATGCTGCTAGTCAAACAGTATCAAGTCTTAAAGCGATGAGCGGATCAAACGTCTCTATTGGTTTAAGTGTGGATGGAACAGAAGATGTTGAAAAAGCTAAAGATTCGATTGATAATTTAACATCTCAGAAAAACCCTAAAGTAAAAGTTACTATTAATGGTAATTCTGCTCAATTTAACAAAACAAGCAGTGATGTAACCAATAAATTAAACGCTTTAGGGAAAAAAGTCACCACACCTAAGATCTCAGCAGACAATTCTAGATTAAGCAGTAAAGTTTCAGATTCAAAGAGTAAATTAAGCTCTATCAAAGATAAAACAGCTAGAATTACCGCTAGTCAGGTTGGTTTTAGTACAATTTCTAGTTGGAAGTCAAGTGTTTATGATAAATTATCTAACAAGACCATAACCATAAAAACCAAATATACTACTGAAGGAAAACCTAATAATGGAGGAGGTTTCCAAGGCTCTGCTCATAACCAAGGCACAGTAATATCTAAAGGTCATGCTTATGCAAGCGGTACTTTATCTGGTGATTGGGGTCTCCCTAAAGCAGAAAAAGGCGCACTTGTAAACGAAGTAGGTAGTGAAGTAATTGTAACTCCAGACGGACATTGGCAAATTCTTAATGGTGGTGATCCTACATTTGCTAATCTTCCTAAAGGCTCAATTATTTTTAATCATAAGCAATCTGAATCACTCCTTAAAAAAGGTTATATAAATGGTTCTCATGGCAAAATGGTTGGTGGTGCTTTTGCAAACGGCACTGTAGACGATGAAGATTTTGACGAAAACGAATTAGAAGGTAAAGCATTTGCTACTGGTACTGCTAAATGGGATGGACAGCTATCAGGCATGTCCCATGCGGCTGGCGGGACTTTGAAAAGAGCTTCGAAAAAGTCTCGTAATGGTAGTACTTCTTCTTCCAGTAGTAGTAAAAAATCTTCTGGCAGTGGTAAGAAATCTTCTGGTAAGAGTGGCAAGAAATCTTCTGGTAATTCTTCTTCTAATAAAAGCTCTAAAGATAACCTTCAAACACTTGATGCTATTGAAATTAGACTTAATCGTATTGACGCTTTAATTTCTCAATTAGACACAAACGCTGGAAAAACTTATAGCACTTTTGCTAATCGCAATAGTGCTTTGGTTCAAGATTTGGCAACTGTACAAAAAGAAATTAATGCAATCAATTCTTCTTTAAGCAGTAAGAGCCATGTTTATAACTATCTTTCTAAAGCATCAGCTGCCGCAAAAGAAGCTGGCTTAAAGAGCGGTGACGAAGGTTATAAGAAGGGATCTCAAGGGGCTTCTGGAACTGCTTTAAGTGATAAATGGATTAAGCGAATCCAAAATTCGGTTAACAGCGGACAATATTTTACTATTAATGATGTTAGAGATGAAGGACTTTGGAAAAAGATTCAGGCGTACCAGACTTGGTATGAAAAATATGTTAAGATGCAACAAAAGTTACAAGACCAGATTAATAAGCTGTCTCAACTTACTATACAGCAACTTACATTAATTCAAACCAAATGGGAAACTACGATTAATAATATCGGGGCTAATATCACATCTCTTCAAAATAAGATAGATTTGGTAACTGAGCGTGGATATGATGTAGCAGAAAACTATTATTCTAGTCAAATTACTGAAAATCAGAATAAGATTAAAGCACTAAATAGTGAAGCCTCTGAATTGCAAGCGCAATTAAATGCTGCTGTAAAAGCTGGAAGAATTCAACAATATTCCGAAGAATGGTACAAATGGTACATTCAAATCAAAAACATTAATAATGAAGTTATTGCAACCAATAAAGAAATTCAATCGCTAGTTAATTCTATTCGCCAACTCCGTTGGGACAAGTTTGACCGCGGTCAAGACGAATTAAGTAATCTTGCAGATGAGATGGAATTCTTAGGTGATCTTATCAACGAGATAGATCTCTTTGACAAAGATACTGGATTAGTAACTGATAAAGGAAAAGCGGCTTTTGCATTAGAAGCCCAGCGATATGATATTTATATCAAACAGGCTAAAAAATATGGAGAAGCAGTAAAGCGACTGAATGCAGATATTGCTAAAGACCCTAATAATAAAACGTTGATTGACCAACGTAACGAATGGTTAAAAGCACAGCAAGACGCTATTTCTAATGCGCATTCTCAAAAAGAAGCCATTGCCGATCTTGTAGAAAAAGGTATCAAAAAGCAAATAGAGGTTATGGAAGACCTTATTGATAAATATGAAGACGCTTTAGATGCTGAAAAAGAACAGCAAAAATATGCCGAAAGTATTGCCAAAAAACAAAAAGAAATTAATTCTTTACAAAAGCAATTAAAGAGTATGGAAGGTGATGATTCTGAAGAGGGCGCAACGAAACGTCAGAAATTACGAGACCAACTGAAAGAAGCACAAAAGGATTTAGAAGACACTCAGGAAGACCAGAGAATCTCTGATATTAAAGACGCATTATCTACCATGCAAGAAAAATATGAAGAGGTCTTAAATGCTCGACTGGATAATATCGATGCTCTACTAACCGAAGTTGTTTCTGGAGTTAATCAGTCTGGCGCTGATATAGTATCTACTTTAAGAGATGTTGCTTCTTCTGTTGATTATTCGCTAAGCGCTAGTTTAAATAATATATATACAGGCGTGCAGAATCTCTCTGCAAATGTTGCTAATGTTGCAGGACAAGTTGGGGCGCTTGTTACAGCAACGTCCACTTCTAATGGTTCTGTAAATAATGCGTCCGCTACGACATATGCAAAAACACCTACACCGACAGTGCCTACTACGCCTACAGTTGCGGATTATACTCCTAAGCCTACGGCATCAAGTAGTACAGGTTCTGGTAGTACAGCGGCTAAATCGACTACAACATCCACCAAAACTACAGCCAAAGCCAAAAACGGTTTGATCACAGAAGGTGGACAAACCTATTATTATAAGAGTAATAAAAAGCAAACAGGTTGGCAGACTGTTGGTGGTCAGAAGTACTACTTTAGTACCAAAGATGGCGCAATGCTTAAAGATGTACAGAAAATAGGCAATAAATATTATCTGTTAGATAAAACAACTGGTGCATTAAAAAGTACTTATACAGGTTTATATAAAACTGGAAGTTCGACATATTACTTCAAATCTGGTGCTATACAGACTGGTTGGAGAGACATGAAGGAAGGAAGACGTTACTTTAGTGTAAATAGTGGTAAGATGCTTACTGGTAAACAAAAAATAGGTAACGATGAATATTACTTCAATTCTAATGGTATACTGCAAATTGGTAAATTTAATGTTGATGGATATACTTTTGAGACCGATAAAAATGGTAAGATTAAAAAGAGAACTAAAGCCACTGGTGGCAACGCTTTAAAAGGTTCCTCAAATAACAAGAATAAAGCAGTTAGTACAGCTGCATCCAAAGGTTTAAAAATACAAGGTGGTTTTGCAAAAGGTACCAAGAATGTCAATCGTGCTGGAATGTATCGTGTTGATGAAGAGGGGCAAGAAGTATTTATTAACAAAAACGGTAAAATTTATACTCGTTTAGATAAAGGTACTGCTGTTCTGCCCCACGATGCTGCGGTCAATCTTTTGAAAGGTATGTCGAATCCTGTTGACTTTATAGCCAGCCATATGGATATGAGACCTAATAAGAATATAACGAACACCAATAATACAACTGGAGATGTTGTCAACAATATTACATTTAATATTCCTAATGTTACTAATTATAAAGAATTTATGCAGGAAGCACAGAGAGATCCGAATTTCACAAAATATATTCAGGAACTTTCTATCGGCAGACTTAATGGCAATAATTCTTTGAAAGGTAATTCAATTAGGTTTAGATAATTGATGATTACAATGAGTACCCCTAACCGGGTACTCATTGTTTTTAAGGAGGTAAAGGGATGAATGAAGAAAAAAATATTCAAGAAGTATTAGAATTGGGGAAAATATACAGAGAAGCGATAAAGGAGTATAACGAACTTAATCGTGATCTGCGGAAAGCCCTGATAGAAGTAAAAGAACTACAAAAAGATTTACAAAAATTAATTGATTCTCAAGAATAGAAAGGTGGTGTGACACTTGAGTGTAGCAGATTTTATTTATGACAATACACGTTTGAGCGAATTTCAAGATGGAAAATATGTTATGGCATCATTTTCGAGCACTACTACACCTACAGAGGGACAGCGAGATATAACCCAAACCTCATTATTTATGGGGAAAGAACAACCTTTTCTATATCAGATTTATAGTAGTACATTAGCCTTTACTATTACTATAATTAAAAATCCATGTAAAACAGATGAAATCAGTATAAGCATTGAAGAAATGGAAGCGTTAAAGCGTTGGTTGTGCAGACCAGCACCTCATGTTTTTAAATTACCCGAAACAGAATATCAAGGCGTACATTGGGACGGTAGTTTTAATATTACAGAAGAATTATCAGGATCGAGAAGGGTTGGCGCTACGTTGAATTTTATTTCCACTCGTCCATATGCTGTTCAAGACGATGTAACTTATAGTGGTACTGCAACAGCAAATGAACAAATTATAATCAATGATATATCTGTTGAGCTTGGTTATTTATATCCTGAAGTGATCATTACATGTTCAGCAAGTGGAGACTTAGTAATTCATAACGACTTTGAAGATAGAGACACTATTGTTAAGAATTGTACAAATGGAGAAACGTTGACATTTTCCAAGTATTTACAATTACAATCTTCTCAAGAAAGTCATAACGTTTATGATGATTTCAATTTTAAATTCCTCAGAATATGTAATAATTATTTAACCAATGAAAACATCATTACTTTTTCTTTACCGTGTGAATATACTATTGTTTACAATCCAATCAGAAAAGTAATTCCAGTATAAATAAAATGAAAGGAGGGAATACACTTGAATGGTTTAGTATCAGGGAAACGGATAGAACGAGATGTTGTTAAACAACCTATTATTCCCTCATGTATTTTGGCAAATAAAAGTGGTAAAAAACTTGGCGTATTAATAATAGACGAAAAAACATTAACTGTAAAAGTATCCTTAGAAGATTCTTATATATTATTGGCTGAAATGTCATGTGATGTGCACAAGTATATTAATACAGTTAAGAATCCTCTCTGGGATCAGATTAAAGATTTTAAACTATTATATATACCAATTAATGTACCACATATTAAATCAAGAGGACTATGGTTTGAAATCACTGTAACTATAGATGACTTTAATGATACTGTAAAACATTTGACGGGTACTTTGGCGCAATATGCAGAATTAAATCAATCCCGAAACTATGATGTAGAGATACGTACTGAGGATGATATTGATAGAGATGATTATGAAGATACAGTTTTTTATAATCCTCTTAATCCTGATGCTTCTATTGTAGACAGGATTCTACATGATAAAGCAAGACACTATACTATATATCATGTTGACGATTCATTAAAAAATGTGAAGCGAACTTTTGATTTTGATAAAACAGAAGTTATAGATTGTTTTAAAGAACTAGCCGAAGAAGTGGACTGTATTGTTATATTGGGTGAATCAGACGAAGAAGCAGACGAACTCTTTCAGCGGACGATATCTTTTTATGACGCTAAAGACTACTGTCCTGAATGTGGTAAACGTGGTGACTTTTCAGATGGGTGTACCAATCCTAAATGCACACATTCTTTAAAAATCATTCCTCGTTACGGCAAAGATACGGGCATTTTTATCAATAGAGAAAATTTAGGAGATAATATTAATTTATCAACTAATACAGATAATATAAAGAATTGTTATAGATTATCAGCGGGCGATGATGATATGACAGCTGCTATAGTAAACTGTAACCCTTCTGGATCGAGATATATCTGGCGTTTTACTGATAATACGAAAGAAGATATGTCGGATAAATTACGAAACAGATTAGATATGTATGAAAAAGAATATGAGATGTATAGACATAACAGAGTGATGAACTTAGTATCTTCTTCAAATATAGACAACTATAATAATTTGGTTGATAAATATCAACAGTATTCAGAAGAAGAATTGATGCACTCTCCTACTCCAATAGTTGGCTATACAGATTTGACAGCACTTTATTATCACGCTACATATCTAGATGGGTTTTTAAGAAATATAATGATGCCTTATTCTTCCGATGTAGTAGATACAACGGCAGAAGAACAATTAAATTTATTTACAGATACAAAAATTGGTGTGCGCCAATTATCTGCTATCACACAATCTACCGCAACAATAGAAATAAGAGATGCTGTTAGAGTCGCAATAGATACATCTCGTTATGATGCCAAAGCAGAAGTTATTTCATATGCGGCTCCAGTTTGGCAAGGAACGATTACAGTAACGTCTCTAACGGATGAAGAAGATACCGCTTTTAAAAATGTTTCGATCACGCTTTCTGAAGCAACTGACGATTATATAAAAACACAAATTGAAAAAATCATTAAAAAAAAAGAAACATTATTAAGTGGCATTGTTAATTTATTAAAAGCATCTTCAGAAGATTTTGAAAATGAGATGGTCAAATATAATCTGGTATCTTTGACTAATATTTCTTCAACTATCAATTCGGTTTTAAATATATTAGACGAAGCAAAGATAACTGAAACTACTCATCCAGATGCGTATGAAAATATATATAAACCGTATTTAGAGAAACGAGCGATTGTTGAACGTGAGATACAGGTAAGAGAGAATGATCTTGAAGCATTAAATAAATTTATTGATGATATTGAGACCCAGCAAGAACAGGTAAATAAATACTTGGACTTAGAATCTTATTTAGGGAACTCTTTGTGGTTGGAATTATTGGCTTTTCGAAGAGAAGATGAACAAGAGAACACTAATTTTATCAGTGATGGACTCAGTATTATTGAGTTGATCCAAAATGCACAAGATTTCTTTGATAGGGCTGATGAAGACATAGCTAAACGAGCAGAATCTCAATACTCTATTTCCTGCACATTAAGGAATTTACTCTTATTACTTCCTGAGACAATCGACAATATTGATGAATTATTTGATGTAGGAAACTGGTTGCACATAGAAGTTGATGATAACATTTACAAGCTACGATTAATTAGTTACCAAATAAATTACGGTGCTTTAAATACTATTGAGGTAGAATTTAGTGATGTAAAAGCACCCAATGATTTCTTCTCATCGTATAAAAGCATGAGAAAAAGCACTCATAATAATGAAAAGACTCTGACAGACCTCTCCAAAAAAATAGACGATACTGAAAATACGGCAAATATTGTAGATCAAATATCTTCTATTACGCAAGGTGCACAAGGTAATTTCGTAGCCACAATAAGCGCTGATAATATTATGATCACTGATGATAAGACATTACAAGATTATGTTTTAGATATTATTGGTGAGACTAACGGTTCTTTAACAATCACACTTACTAATGAATTCCAAGCTGTTTTTACAGATGAAGATGGACAGGGTGGCGATTATTCTGATTGCTACACAGATGCTATTGTTTATTATGATGGAATTGATATTACTAATAGTGCAGGAATTCAATGGAATATTATTATCCCAGAAAGTGCAACTGCTGTTTGGGACAATGTTAATCACAGAATAAGTGTTTCTAATATAATCAATAATTATGCAACTATAGAAATCCATGCTATATATCGTGGGACAGAAGTCAGGAAAAGTTTTGTTGTAAAAAAATTAATAGCGGTTTCCTCTCCTATCACTGTAGAAATAGAGTCTAGTGCTGGAAATATTTTTAAAAATCGAGGAATCAATACTTTATTAACCGCAACTGTAAGACGTGGTAATACAGATATTTCTGATAAAGTCACTAAATTTCATTGGGTAAAATACGATAAAGATGGCAATGAAGACACCTCATGGAGTCGTTTAGATACTCGAACTATTCAAATTTCTCCTGCCGATTTATTTAGTAAGGCAATTTTTAGATGTGAGGTATCATTTGATTAAGATAGAAAGGAATTAAAAATATGGCACAAGTTACATATGGTTCAATAACACTAGTAGACCTTACTGACGTTGGGCAATTATCTGTATATCCTACTAGTAATATGCCCTTGTCAATTATATATGATCCAGACCAAAATACTTATACGCCTAACTGGGGAACTTCTTCCACTAATTTAGTTTTAACGCCTGTTATTTATTATAACAATATTGCTTTGACCTCATCTACTACTGGTGTAACTATTACATGGAAAAGGCGTGAAGGGTCTGGAAATATTACAGCTTTAACAACTGGCGAAACAAAACAATCTAATGGTTCATTAAAGGTAAACGCTAATAAGTTTACACCTACTTCCACTATGATTAGTTATATAGTCACCGTAGAATATATTGAACCAGAAACTCAAAGAACATTGACCGCAGAAGGTCAGATCACGTTTAGTCTCGTAAAACTGGCATCTTCTGCAAAAACCTGTATTATTTCTGGTGATACAGTATTTAAATATAATACGAATGGCACCTTAGTTAGCGATTCTATTATTACTTTGTCCGCAAAAACGAACAATGTTTCTATCCAAGAATGGCAGTATAAAGATGCTAACGGAGACTGGACAAAAGTTACTGGCTCAGATACAGGAGATACGCTTGTAGTTAATGAGTCTGATAATTATTTATTTATTAATGACGTTGCGACTATTCAAGTAATTACTAACGATGCGAACGTTTATGATATACATTGTATTACGAAACTTAGGGATGGTGCACCGGGTGATAAGGCGGTGACCGCAGTTCTTACAAACGAGAACCAAATGATCCCGTGTAATTCGGCGGGCACTCCTGTGTCAGGTGCTTTTAATGGGGCTGTTTCTCAGATTATTATTTATAATGGTGGCACAGATGATACGGCAAACTGGACAATCACAAGTGCAGGAACTGGTGTTACATTTACTAAGTCTACAACAACAAAAGCAAACGATACTGCTACGGTAACTGCTATGAGCGCATTAACTGGTAAGGTAACTTTTACATGTAAGAGAACTGGTTATGACGATATTATCAAAGTATTCTCTTTAGTAAAGGTAACCGCAGGTGCTGATGGTAAGACGCCTGTTATTTATTCTGTAGAGTGTGATTCAATTGCGATTAATAAAACTACACCTAGCGGCAGTGATGCAGTAACATATACTCCATCTTCTATTAACGTTAAAGCGTATAGTCAAGAAGGTAATAACGCAAGAGCGGCTTATACTGGACGTTTTAAAATTACATCTGGTTCAACTGCCATATACACATCAACACAAGATGAATCTTCATATATTATAACATCAAGTAATATGGCAACTGCCGCAACTAATGGATATATCACAGTAGAATTATATAAAGCAGGTGGTACTACTACTCTTCTTGATAAACAAACTATTGTTATTACAGCAGATGGTGCAAAGGGCGAACAAGGCCAACAAGGTAATGCTGGTAAAGATGCTATTAATGTAGTTATGGGAAATTATGCAGATGTAATTCCTTGTACAACTGCTAATAAACCCCAAGCCGCTTTTACTATTGATATTCCTTTTGTTGGTTATAAAGGTACAACTCAAGTGGCATGTACTGTAGCTACTCCAACAGCGATTTGTGACGTAAATCCTACAGTTACACAGGCTACAGCTTCCGCAGTAGGACATATAACATATGCTTTAACTACAAGTACAAATATTTCTGCCGCATCTGGTACTATAACACTTACTTTTACTTGTGAAGGGAAAAAAATTACACAAAACTACACATGGACACGTAGCACAGCCGCTACGAATGGTGTTAATGCTAAATTATTTGAATTATATACTATTGGTGGAGATGTATTTACAAGTAGAGAATCGCAAAATATTACAATTCAAGGACGTTTAATGGATGGTTCAGCAGATAAAACTTCTTCTGCAAGTAATTGGACATGGGCTAAATATGATGTTGGTCAAGCCGATTATGTTACCATTGCCGCAGGAACAGAAGGATATAATGTTAATGGTTCAAAACTGACAGTCAATAATTCTGTAGTCGAAGGCTTTGCTTCATTCAGAGCAACCTGTAAATATAGCAGCGTAACATATACAGCGTATTACTCTCTTATCGACCGACTTGATCCTATTCAGGCTACCGCATTTTGTTCGCTTGGAGAACAAATTGTCAATGGACAAGGTGTTGGTGCGTTCTATGTAATTGTAACCGATACTGGTACTGGACAGGAATTAGATCCTCTTAAATCTGATAGATTCTTAACGGCGGCACCCAGTAATCCTGCAACAGGTGAATTTTACTATCATTTAGATTCCACTCATAAAACCGTTGTATTAAAGAAATACACTGGGTCTGCATGGGCTGATGCTGGCAGCGATGATTTGCCGACAGGAACATATACATGGTCTTTCAGAGACAGTTCTGGTAACGCAACTACATTTAATGGTTCTTCTCAGATATCGGGTAAAGTAATTTATGTAGATGGTACATTGATTTCAAAGAAAATTATTGCAGACGTAAAGGCTCAAATTTGATAGTTGTATTAGTATTTAAAAATGCTGATACAACTATCAGCATTTTATGGAAGAAAGGGAAATTAATATGATAACTTATGGTTCAACTACTCTTACTTCTTATAATACTATAACAAAAATAGAAGTATATTATTATCAGTCAACGAGTCCAACAACTCAAACTGGTGGTTCGTGGTCTACCACAAAACCTACATGGGTCGATGGAAGATATGTTTGGCAAAAGATTAGAACAACGTATGAGGGAAAACTTGATAATGGGTCGTATTATTCTGAATCTGATCCTGTAAATATTACAGGACAGCAAGGCGCAACAGGTACTTCCGCTTACTCATACAAATTAAATGCGTCTGATACTATTGTAACTAAATCAGAAACAGGAGAACTATCTACTCCTACAATTACTTTTTCTGCAATATTTAAACAAGGAACTAGCGCAATTACACCATATGCAGGCAGATTTAAAATTGAAGTAACTACTGATAAAGTTACTTGGGTAATAGTTTATCCTACATCTGGAACAGGGGTTGATGAATCTTCTGTTACATTTACAATACCTGAAAATACTGCGCTTATTAAATGTTCATTATATCAGGCGGGAGGTCTTACAGTATTATTAGACCATATAACTATCCCTATTGTAAATGATGGGGTTGGTACAGTAGAACCGCCTTATAAAGAAGTTGAATGGGTAGAATCTACTGGTAAACAATACGTATATTTAGATTGGAAACCGCCAATTAAAACATGGGGTTTTGAGATAGATTTTATTAGCCGAAATGCTGTTAATACTAGCACAGGTGCATGGAATGAATCTACAAATGTAAATGGTTATGGTACAATTTTTGGCGTTAGAAATGCTAGTGGTGTTAATAACTGTCAATTATCTTCTTATAGTACTGGTTTGCTAAGAATTGGAAATGGCACTACTATAGCTACTGGTTTTAAAACGGATCATTCCAGACAGACTATTAGACTTCAAGGCACTACTGTAACAAAAACTGATGGTACAACTGCTACTGTTACAAGAGTAGATGAAAATACCGCGAAGCCTTATTGTAATATGACTGTATTTGCTCTTTATCAAGGATTAAGATGCCAAGATACGGGCGGTGTTAGTGAACCCTCTTCTACGCGCATTTATTCATTAAAATTTTATGATGGAACTACACTTACTGTTGATCTGGTTGGCGCAATAAGAAAAGCAGATGGCGTGACTGGATTGTATGATAAAGTAAGTAGACATTTTTATCCTGCGCCGGGTATGTTATTTGGTGATGAAGTAGGCAATATTAATGACACTGATACTATTGCTGAAAGTTTAAATAAAGCAGACGTGAATGTTACCGTAGTAAATAAAAATCGTACTCGTATGTGGGAAACCGCAGTTCCTTTTAATAGGTTGGAAGATGGTCAAAAAATTACAGTTACTTATAGTTATGGAAATGTTGTTAATTCAATAGAGACAACTGAATTACCTGAATGGAATGAATCAACAACAAGTGGAAATGCCAGAGTATATTTAAAATTAACATATCCTAATGGTAATAAATCTGAATGGATTCCTTGTTATTATTCACAAACTGCCAGACTTACTAGTCACTATGGAGCAGGTACTCCTATTACATTTACATATCATGAGGATATACTTTCTAATGCCACGGAAGTAGGCGCGGGCGCTCCTGTAGTGAGAGGATTTTTTGCAAATCCTGTTTATGATTCAAATTATTATGATCGAAGATTATATAATAATTCAATAAAAGCAAAAGATGCAATTAATGCATATCGTCTTATTTGTGGCGATGAAGAAGGGTATCAAAATATCGATGCATCAGTATCTTTCGACCTTGGTTATCCTATATTATATGCCTCTGGAAGTATTAAGGCAACTCAAACCGCTACCAATACATACGAAGCAATGCCTGGTATTAATTTTACATATACAGGTAGTATTCAAAACGGGGAAGCTAATAAAATGCTTTGGTTAAAAGGCACAGTAAATGGGAATACATTCACTGTTGCTTTTGGAGATTTTTTAACTACAGTAACCCCTACTATGGAAGATGGAATGTATTATATACCTCTCGGTATAATGGTTTCTACAACGAGTGGCTATTTTTCATCTTCTAATCGTTTGTATGCATACATTGATGATGCGTTCCAACCTGTAGATACTGCGGCAGTAATACGGGCACAAGACGCTAAGAATTCAGCAACAGCGGTCTATGGAACGTGTTCAACGGATGCAGGTACAGCAGCGAAAGCGGTTACATGTTCTAATTTTGTATTATTCAATGGTGCTCGTGTTCAGGTCACATTTACAAATGCCAATACAGCTTCTGCGCCTACCTTAAATGTCAATAGTACGGGCGCTAAAGCAATCTATATTAATAAAACTGTCACCTCGTCTTCTAATCTTCTGCTTTGGACAGCAGGTTCAAAGATGGAGTTTGTATATGATGGTACAGGATGGATTGCTCAGAATATTCCCTATGCTTTATATGGTACATGTTCTACTGGTGCGAGTACTGCGGCTAAGACCGCAACTTGTAATGAAGCGGTTATATGTAAAGGCACTACTATTTCAATTAATATGACTAACACCAATACAGCTGCGAACGCAACGCTAAATGTTGGTTCAACGGTCGCTAAAGATATATACGCAAACGGTACAAAACTAACTGTTAATAGCCGATTTAATTGGCGTGCGAATACTGTGCAGAAATTCGTTTTTGATGGTCAAGTATGGCGTATGGATGACGATAGTGTAAAAGCACTTGCGACTGCATATATTACAGAAATTGACGAAGATGGCATCATGGTTCATCCTGAGGACGATAGTAATAGTGGATGGGCTATTTCTGATGCTATTCAGTTATTTAAGAATGGGATTAGTTATATTAAGTTATGGATTGAGAATAATATCCCGAAGATTAGGATAGGTAAAGAGGATCAGGGGCATATTGTATTGGATAATGATAGTGTTGATGTCAGAAATGGTGATGATATATTAGCGAGTTTTGGAGAAACGTCAATTATTGGTGATCAGAATCAATGGCATCAGACTATTGCATCAGATAAAACATCATTCGCCAATGGACAAACAGAATATGCTTATATTTCTCCTGATAAGTTTTATGTTGTTAATGCTGAAGTTTCTGATGCTTTTTATATTGGTAACTATTCTATTAGGAATGCAAAAGATGGAAAATTGATTATCGGATTAAGGAGGAGATAAATATGGCAATAGCAAGCGGGACATGTGGAACGTGTACATGGACAATATCAGATGCAGGTGTGTTGACAGTTAGACCGACAAGTGGTAGTAGCGGAAATTTAGACCTTGGAGCTCAATTCGGTGTAGGTATGAGCAGTTGGCCGTGGGACAGCTATCGTAGTCAGATTAGCAGAATCGTATTAAGTGGCAATATAACAACTTCGTACTCTTTTATGGGAACTTATACGGGCAATTACAGCAACATATTCAAAGATTGCGTTAATCTCGTAAGCATAAGTGGAATTGCATCGCTTAAAGGTGCGAAAAATTGTTTCTGCATGTTCGAAGGTTGTGCAAGCATGGAAGAGCTAAATTTATCTTCTTTCGATACTTCTGCTGTAAAATATATGAATTTTATGTTTAGCGGATGTACGTCATTATCGAACCTTGTGCTAACTGGCATAAATACATCTAACGTAACAAGTTTTACGGATTTTTTGCGTGGATGTGAATCGTTAGCAAGCGTTGACCTCAGTGGTCTTAACACTACGAGTGCAGAAGATATGAATTGCTTTTTTGACAACACACCGCTGTTGTCTCATATCACGCTTGGAGCGCAATTTTACGTTCCACCAGTTTCTACTAACGACTATGGATGGAAAACATATTTCCACGGCGGTAAGAACATAACTAACGGAATCGTTGTTGAATCTGATGAGTCATTTTCCAACCTGGCTAATGCGGACAGGGCCGGCACGTGGGAGCGTGGTGTTTCATCTTCATATAATGTTACTGCGGCAAGAGTTTCTGATGGAGTAGCAGATGAAGATGGTGAAGATGTTGCTATAACAGCAAGATGGGCTACACAAGCAGAAACTACTGATAGAACCCTTAAAGTATATCAAAAAATATCAAGTTCTTCTACATATCCATCCACACCAGTTATTACACAACAGTTGAGTGGAAACTCTGGTGTAACAACGGTAACAATAACCGATATTGGAGATAATGCATATGATTTCCGAGTAGAATTTTATGATGGCACAAATACATATATTGCATTCCCATCTGTACAAAGTAATATAAGATTAGTAACAATAGACTCTACAGGCAATGTATGTTTGTATTTTGATACAACAGCTTCATCAGGTACGACAGATGCAGATTTATATGAAGCCATTACAGCATTAGGCTGGCAGAATGATGTAATTATTTAAAGGAGGAATAAGATATGTATCAATTTTATACAGTAGAGATAAAAAAGAACTCAGCTGGAGAGTTCGAACATGATATGAATTGGTTCTGGGATGAAAATGAGATGAAAGCGCAGTTAAAAGGCGAAGCAAAGTTTCACGAAATATTATCAAGGGCGGCAACATCGACATATGCAGAGCATGCCGCTATCTTGTTTTCATCCCGTGGCAACCGCATTATGGATAAGTGTTATTACCATACAGCGGAGGTGATGGATAATGCTTAATGTTAAAAAACTATTATCAAAGTTGTTAGTTAAAGCAGATGTGCCACATCAACTAAACGCAACTACAGTAAAACCGTCCTCGATTGGTTGGGGACCAACGTATAAAACTGTACCAGAGATGGCTGATTATAACATGATTGGTGTTAGATTTCAGATATGTTCTACCAAAGATAATTATATTGACCAATTATTAATTTTTTATCGTCAAATAGGTAATTGGATACAAAGTATAACATGGAATGACGGGTCTACTTATGTTAGAGGGAGGGTTTCAGTAAAATGGGATACTAATCAAGTGGGCGTTGATTTGATTAATGGCGATATTAATAATGCATTTTGTAGAATATCGCAGGTTGTTGGACTTTCACATAAATAAACATTAATTAAACGAGGTGAATAAACATGGCAAATAATGATAATATTATTTATGCTAGATTTAATCATGGTCACGAAATAACAACTGACCCGCGCTCTCAGTATGCTTATGGGCAAGTGGTAAAGATTAGCGGATTACACTTGCCCGCAAGTTTTGATGCAGATATTGCAAACAAAGGTGATAAGCAAGCAAAGGCTGCAATAGGAACAAACAACGAATTACCAATAGATGATAATTATTTTTTATCAGGCAAAGACATTATCGTAATGATTAATGTACATGCCACAGATAAAGATGGACGCACCAAATATATTATTAATATTCCTATTAATAAACGTTCTAAGCGTGCAGATATTGAATTAGAACCTGTTGAACAAGACGTTGTTTCTACAGCTATTGCTACTTTAAACGAAGCAGTTGAACGAACTTCGGCAGATGTAGAAAGTGCCGAAAATAGTGCCAGTCGTGCTCATGAATCAGCTATAAGTGCTGAACAATCTGCAACTAATGCGTCTAATGCAGAATCATTAGTACAACAATATATGGAACGTGCGGAAACTGCCGCTGAAAGTTCTGAAGATTCTGAAACAAAAGCAAAGGCTAGTGAAGAGAGCGCAAAACAATCTGAATCACATGCTGAACAGATTGCAAATGATATTGAACGATTTACTGAACGTGCGGAAACCGCTTCCCGTAATGCAGAATCTTCTGCTAATATTGCCACAGAAAAAGCTGGTGAAATATCAGAAAGTGCATATATTGCCACAACTAAGGCAGATGAAGCGTCAAACGCTGCAACACACGCACACCAAGCCGCAACATATGCAGGAGAATATGCAAACTCAGCATCCATATCCGCTAATAATGCAGAATTAAATGCACAAAAAACACAGTCAGATAGAGAAGTGGTGGAGTTGGCTAAGACTGATGTAATGTCTGCTGTAGATAACGCACAGAATTATGCTGAGTCCGCGCAATCCGCAAATCAAGCTATTCAAAATATGAATGTACAAGCCGTTACATTAGATGTTGGCTCTGATGTTACTGTTGAGAAAACTATCGATCCTGAGTCTGGTGCAGTCACTCTTACTTATGGTATTCCTAAAGGTGTTAAGGGTGACAGGGGTGATACTGGAAATAAGGGTGATAAGGGAGACCCGTTTGTTTATGAAGATTTTACCCCTGAACAACTTGCTGGATTAAAAGGTGAAAAAGGCGACAAAGGTGATAAGGGGGATCAAGGCATCCAAGGCGAACAGGGTATTCAAGGTATCCAAGGTGAACGTGGAGAAAAGGGCGAACAAGGCATTCAAGGCGAAAAAGGTGACGCTTTTAAATATGAAGATTTCACCCCTGAGCAATTAGCAGGTTTAAAAGGGGAAAAGGGTGATAAAGGTGACCAAGGTATTCAGGGTGTTCAAGGTGAAAAGGGTGACCAAGGAATACAAGGTATTCAAGGTAAACAAGGCGTAAAAGGTGACACTGGTGAAAAAGGTGATAAAGGTGACACTGGAGACTCTGGCGTATATATTGGAACTACAGCACCTATTGATGAAGATGTAAATGTATGGATCAATCCAGAAGCAAAAGATTCAGATGTCGCTATTATGATTGATGAAGAGCCAACGAAGAATAGTGCGAATGCAGTAAGTAGTGGTGGCGTATATGATAAAATTATGAACGCTTATCCCACCGATTCCGCATCTGGAGCGGTAGCATCATTCCCGGACGGTGCAGACGATGTCCCCCTCAAATCATGCATTGTGAGAGTTGAGCCTGTGCAGGAAGGAAGTGGAGACCCGTCCCCCGACAATGTTCGCCCTATAAGCGGATGGACAGGGTGTGAGGTGCAGAGGACGGGGAAGAATGTGCTTGAACCGAAGTTTTATAGTGGACT